TTGACATGTGTTGTGTGGTGTGGTACGCGGAAGTGAGCACGGTGAAGTGGTGCGGTTGTAGCGTGTCGTGTTTTTGTGGTGTGGTATTATTGGGGTATCGGTTTCGATGAAAGGAAAAAATAAAATGATTAACAGGCAATTGAGTTTTATGAATCTTAAAGCGTTGTCTAATTCAATTGATTTTAACGTGAATAGTATTTACGATGTGTTTGTGTATTTTGTTGATATTGCGTCCGATTGTTTGATAGAAACTCGGTTTGTTGATTGCATTGACGTATACGGGCTTAGGGACGTACTTGACGATGGCGTGTTTTACGTTCCGGGCGCAGTCTGTTTAGGCTACCGTATTAATCGGTGATTGAGAAGAAAAAAGAGGGGATTTTTGAGCATGTTTTGCAAGTGTAATACTTGTGATTTCGTCAAGGGTTGTAGGGTGCGTGGTGAACAGCGCATTAAGGCCGTTGTTATTAGTGCGAAGTGGTTTAAATGTGATTCGTATGTGTCGGATTATGTGTTTGCGTATTGTCGTGATATTGTTGATTTGATACGGCGGGGATTGTGGGAGGGGTGAGATAAATGGCCTATTAGCTCAGTTGGTTAGAGCGGCATTCTTATAAAATGCGCGTGCCGGGTTCAATTCCCGGATAGGCTACGCGATTATGATATATATTATGATATATTGGGTCATGGCATGTCGTTTGATGTGTCATGACTTTTTATTTGTGAGGTGTTTTGGTGGATATTAGTTCGATTGTAACCGTTGTCGGGAGTGTAGGGTTTCCAATTGTCGCGTGCTGTGGCATGGCGTGGTTTATCGCCACGACGTTCAGTGATTTTAATGAATTGATGACAAAGAACAATGTTCTGACGGAAGAACTTATTGCATTGCTCGAGAATAATAAGGGTGATAGTGATGATACGAATGTGGCGTAGCGTGTTGGCGTGCGTGTGCGCGTTGTCGTTGTTGTTTGCGTCGTCTGCAAGCGCGGACATGCGCGGTGTAGATGTGAGCAATTGGCAGTGTGATATTGATACGTACGCGCTGGACGCTGATTTCGTCGTGGCGGGTGCCACATGGGGCGTAGGCGGTTTCAACAATATGTGTTTGATCAATGGCGTGAATCAGGCCGCGAACTATCAACTTGGGCGCGCGTCGGCCAGTGGTAAGAGCATTGGCGTGTATCACTATGCGATGGGGCGCGATGCGCGTGCGGAAGCCGATTTTTTCGTGAACAACGTCAAGGGGTATGTCGGCCGTGCGGTGCTTGCACTGGACTGGGAATCTCAGGATAACCCGCAGTTTGGTAATGGCGCGTGGATTGACGCGTGGGTGAGGCGTGTCTACGAGCGCACGCATGTGTGGCCGGTGATTTATCTTCAGGCTAGTGCGTTGGGTCAGCTTAGCGGGTATGCGCGTGAGCATTGCGGCGTGTGGGTGGCACAGTATGCGTCGAACGTCGCTACCGGGTGGCAATCGCGCCCGTGGAATTACGGTTTATATGGCGAAGCGATGCGACAATATACGTCAAACGGGTACGTGAACGGCTACGTGGGTCGTCTTGATTTGAACTATTTTCGTGGCGAACGCTGGCAATGGGACGCATATGCGACGGGTGACCGCAAGGGCGGCGGGCATGCTGTGAGCGCGCCACCGTCTGCGTCTATGTCTGCGCAACCGTCTGAAGGCGCATCGCGGTGTGTGGTCGTGTCTTCGGGTGACACCCTTAGCGGTATCGCGGCGCGCACCGGGCTGAATCCGTGGACTGCGTGGACTGGGTACGCGTCGGGTAATCCGGGTGTGATTTATCCCGGTGAGACGGTGTGTTATGGTAGTACGGTTGTCGTGCATACGGCTGAGCGTGTTCACACGGTTGCGGCGGGTGAGTCCTTGTGGTCGATTTTCGGTGCCGATTGGAGCCGTGTAGCATCGCTTAACGGACTTGCTAACCCGAGCCTAATTTATCCGGGACAGATTCTTAAATATTAAAATTGTCACTGCAAAAAAAAACGGCGTGTCGTAATTGCGCACGCCGTTTTTCTATGCTATAACTTTTCATGTCAGCAAAAAGAGCTGACAAAATAACAACAAGAAAAAAAAAGGAAAATCATAATGAGGAAAATCAAGAAAATTCTCTCGGTCAGCGAAATCAGCTATTACGACCGCGATGGCGTGATGCAATCCGTCACCGTGAATAGCAACGTTTGCACCGTGGAGCAGGCCGTCAAAGCACTCATGAAGCGCGGTTTGTACAATGTACTTATCGACGATATCAAGGTTCGCAAGTACACGTATGCGATGGACGCAGAACAGTTCTTCGAGAACGCCGTTCTTGTTGACACCGACGACGAAGCCGAAGCCGAAACCGTTAACGAGTGATACGAAAGGAAAACACAATGAGCAACGTAACTGAAGATATCGAGAACACCGAAAACGCTCGTGAGGACAACCGCCGTTTCATCTGTACCGTTGATAACAAGACCTTCGAGGGTAAACGTGCCATCGTCAACGCGCGCAACAGTGCCAAGAGCCTGAACGGCTACGGCGAAGGTAAGCGATTGGATGTGGTCGGCGTGTACACCGCGCCTGGTGTTCGATCGCAGACGGGTCAGCCTTGCACGAACGTGTATCTTTTCACGGCGGACGGCGACACCTATTTCAGTCAGTCCGAGGGCATCAACCGCAGTATCTTGGATATTGTGGACATGTTTCCGGATATGAACGTTGAGAACGGCGGTATTCCGCTGGTGGTCAATTCGACCGCATTGGGTGGCGGCAAGTCCGTCAAGTCGCTTCAGATTCTGTAACCGATAGGTGATAATGTGAAGTATCAGCCCGCGTATCATGCGCGGGCTGTTTTTTTATCGTAGGAGGTGCGTTTATGGCAAGGGCGAGGAAAACGGCGGACGTGTTGACGGCCAAGCGCAAGAGGGTGCGCCGCGCGATAAACACGATACGCAAGAGCATTACGGCGGGGATGCCGGAAAGCGAACGCCGCGCACGTACGGTGTACGTGCAAAGGCTTGAGACGGAGCTGAAGAAAACGTATGTCGGTCGTGTCCGTAACAAGCAGATGCGCACCGAAGCGTATGCTCGTGCAAATGAGATTGCCGATCGGCTCAGCAAGCAGGCCGCGACCGTGAAAGGCGGCGGCGGTAAACGTGGCGAACAGCGACGCGCGTTCAATATCTTTCGTCAGGAAATGCGCATTGCATCCAAGGGCGGGCCGTCGGCCTTGGGCGAGTTTGGACGCGAGAAAGTCAAGATTTTTTGGCGGTACACGCAAAACATTTGGCAACGTCCCGACGTGCCGCCCGATAAACGTTTGGATGCGGTCATGAAAGCGTATGGGGCAACATCGCTAAGTGAACTTTTTGAAACCATCATGGAACGGAATAAAAAAGTGCTGGAATACGCGCGGAACATGAAAATGCATATCGGTGAATTGGAGGATTATACGGACGTTGAGGGCGGTAGTCCGATTTGGCTTATCGCGGTAACACCTGACGTTGTACGATGAAAGACCGTAAAGACTTTCGGGTAGCGGCGATATTCGACACCGAAACCACGAATATTGGTGAGGGTGCCGAAACACGCGCATACCCGATCTTGTACATTTTCAATGACATGCGTAATACGTCGGTGGAAGAGTATAACCCCGATGCGGACGACGTACGGTTCTACCGGCACACCGGCGAAGCGCTTACGTACATTGATGATCTTATCACGTATGGCACGGCGCACGATTTTATACCGATTATTGCGGCCTATAATCTCATGTTCGATATGCAAACGCTTATGCTGGAACTGGCGCAAACGTACACGTTGCGCGTTAACGCGCAGACGGCAACGTCCGTGTACACGCTCGATCTGTGCATAGGCGAGAACGAAGACGTGGTGTGCCGGTTTTGGGATACGTTTTACCTTGAAATGGGCGGACTGCGTGCCATGGGCGAAACATGCGGCCTACCGAAGGCCGTGGGCGACTGGGACTATACGCTTGTCCGCACGCCGGAAACGCCTTTGACCGATGAAGAGCTGTTCTATGCGCGGCGTGATGTGCAGGTGATACCGCAATATCTGCAATGGCTATTGCACGCTAATTCGTGGCTTACAGCCGATATGTTCGGTTGCCGTGTCCTTACCAAGACTTCGCTTGTGCGTCAGATGGCGCGCCGTGAGATCGGTGGGCGTCGTGTCATATTGCGCGACGGTAAGAAACTTACATTGCAACGCGCCTTCGAAACGACGTGCGGACAAGAGTTTCCGAAGAACTATGATTCGTATGCGCTTCGTAAGGCGTGTTTTCGTGGTGGGCTTACCTTCACATCTGCGCGAACCGCGAGTGTAGTGGTGGATAACGTCGCGTCGCTTGACGTGACCTCAATGCATCACGCTTTCATCAATGGCCGTAGATTGCCGGTGAAATTCGCGCCGACACCGCCGGGACTCTTGCAGATAGCATGTGAAAGCATTGTAGACACGGCGCTTATTGACGTGCTGGCGCATTACGACGACCCGTTTCACATGGGCGTTCATGTCGCCGTGCGTTTCACGAATATAAGACTGCGCAAGGGTACGTGTTTCGACGCTTGGGGCATAGCGATTTGCCCGCGCTCGAAATTCGTGCGAACGCTACGCGCGGGCACCGATTACAGCAATAACGAGAGAGCGAAGACGCAGGATAACAGCATACGCGCGCACGGCTATGTGGACACCGCCGTAAACCCCACATACGCGTTCGGCAAACTATATAGAGCAGATGAATGCGTATTACACGTTAACGAAATTGAATTGTGGAATATCGGCCAGGTGTACGCCTATGACGAAATGCAAGTACTGTACGGCGAAAGCACCACTAAAACCATAATCCCACCGGATTATGTCACCTTGCAATCGAATATGCTTTTCGCGCGGAAAACCGACGTGAAAAACCTTATCAAGGGCTACACCGAAGGCGTACCATACGCGGACGATATCCCCGAATCGATACCGGAAGGAATCGCCCACGACGCGAAGACAGGCGAACTGAGTATGAAATTCCTACAATCCTACTACGGTTCCACCGTGAAAGGGCAATTCAATGGCATCTATGGCACACAAGCACAAGACGTGATGAAGGCCGATTATTGCGTGACGGGAGACGGCGAGCTGGAAGTGGACAGAACGACGATCTGCACATCCGAGAATTTCGCGGACAAACGCCCGCATACACCGCGCGTGCTGTACACCTACGGTATGCGAATTGTCGCCGGTAGCCGTATGCACCTTATTATCGCCATGTTGCTCGTCTATGCGCGGTTGGGTGATAGGGTGACAGTGACCGGCGGCGACACGGACAGCCTCAAGATTCGATGCGATGCGGACGTGAGCGATGCCGATTTGCTGGAAAGTCTGCAACCGTTGCACGACGCGATCGAAACCGCTATTAACAGAACGATGCGGCGCGTGCGCGTCACCGCGCCGGATATGGCGAGCACGTTGGAGCATATAGGCAAATTCGAGGTAGAGGACTGCGGCGGCACCACCCGATACACGAAGCATATGGAGTTGTGGAACAAAGCACGCGTGAGTCTCGATATAGGCGGGCGCGTACATGTGACGTGTGCGGGATTGCCACGACCTGATGGCGCTTACACAATTGAGGAGTTTTTACATGACCTTATAGCGGGCGGATGTGATTTTGCCGAAGCCGTCGAAATGTCGTTCGGCTATGACGTGCTTGCGGACTATGCCATATGCCATACCTTGCAACGCAACCGACCGCACGTGTGGGACAGATATGTAGGCACCGTCACTGATTATCGCGGCGAGACGGCGCACGTGGACGTGCCCGAAGCGATCGGACTATACCCGTCGGGGCGATGGTTGGGTGAATCCGATAAGCAGGCAAACGAAGAAAACATTACGTATCTGCAAACCATGTATAATAGACACGTGGAGACAACACCACGTGAACTTACATTAACGAACGGGACACCAAGAATTGTGAGCATAGATGGCGAAGTACTATTATGATCGACTCAGAACACAGATACTGCCACGCAATGCAGATGTTAATCTGATAATCGGGGCGCGCGGCCTTGGCAAAACCTATGGCGTGCGTCGGTACATGCTGGAGGATTATATTAAAAACGGTATCTGCTTTGTTGAGGTCACTAGATACCGTGAGGAAAACAACGACGTAGCGGCGAATTATTTCGACCGGATAATAGGGGATAATATTTTTCCCGAATGGGAATTCAGAGTACGTAACAAGGTCGCCGAAGCACGTCGTACCGGTAATAAGGAATGGTGTACGTGCGGTTATTTTATTCCACTGTCATTGCAACAGCAGAAGAAAAAAAGTACTTATGTGCGAGTACGCAATATCTGCATGGATGAAATTATTATTGACACCGATGACCGCTATCACCGATATCTAAAAAACGAATACGAACAGTTGGCGAAACTTGTTGATACCGTCACGCGTGAACGCGCCGACGACACCGAATTACGCAAACCGCGAATCTTTTTGCTTGGTAATGCGTGCGATGCCTTCAACCCGTATTTCCAACATTATGACGTGCCCTTGGAACCTGAGTTCGGTTTGCAGTGGCTCGATGGTAAAACATGCCTTTTCGACTACGTGCGAGATGACGCATATGCCGCGCAGAAAACCAAGAACACCGTGGCCGGGCGAATGCTGAAACACAATAGTGATATGACGGCTGGGAATCGGTTCGAGCACCACGACACCGATTTTTTGACGAAACCGCACGCACACGCAAAATTGTCATATGTGATTCGATGGCTACACGTTGAGTATGGCGTTAGTATTGATCTACGATGTGGATACGTCTTTATCACCACGACATACGATAAGGCGGCACGTGTACCTTATTTTGCCGTGACAAGGGATGATAACCGGTTGAACTATCTCACTGCGTCCGTCGCAAAGGATATTATCAAGACTCTTACTGCATATTATGCCCTTGGATATCTGCGATACGACACGATCGAGACGCAACACGCTATATCCGAGATGTTGCGCGTATTCGGTGTAAAATGATCGTGGCATACCAAGGCGAGGTGTTGTGGCGAAGATGATAAAACATTATCGTTGATACCAACGGTTGACTCCGGCGACGATATGGCCGTGATCGGTAAACGCGCCGTCCATTGTCACGAATCATGTCGCATCTATGCTAATATTGAGCCGTACCGGCGTACATCGTACCGGTACGGCTCTTTTTTTCATATGAAAGGAATGATAATGGACGATGAAACCACCGAGGAAAGGGACACCGCCGAACGCGATGCTCTGACCCCCGACGAAGCGCGCCGTGCGGGTGAGTTCGATGATCTTCGGGACATGCTCACGTCGATAACCGATAAACTCAATAATGTGACCGAACGTATCGACGCTATTGATGAACGCATCGATGGCATCTATGATAAGTTCGCTGATTCTGTGTCGCAGATGGTCGAAAACGGTGCGACAGTCAGTGAAGACGATGCGGCGGAAGCAATAGCCGAAGCCGCCGCGAACGATCTTGAAAACCTTGATTACACGCTCTGAATAAACGAATAGGAGATATTTATTATGGCTGTAGACAACGCGACTATTTTGGATAAGGTGCGCCTTAAGGGCACTGACGATTATCAGCAACGCGTGCCGAGCGCGACGCAGACCGGCGTGGCGAACACCGCGCGATATCTGTTCGACCCCATGAACCGCCAATACCTGAATGATTGCGTATGGAGCATGGTTAACCGTATCGGGCTTACCGTGATGGCGCAGAATGAACCATTTGAAAACATGCTTTCGATATTTAAAAAGGAAAATCTCTACTGGGGTTCGACCGTTCAGGAGATTGCCGTCAAGTGGATTAAGGCGCACGGCTACAAAGACGATGCTGAAACTCTGCTGAAAATGCACCGCCCCGAAGCCGCCGTGTGGTTTTATGAGATGAATCGTAAAGATCAGTACCCGATCTCTTGGACTGACGACGAACTGCGCCAGGCGTTCGTGGATGATTACGGTTTGAATCGTTTCATCGCGCAGATTATGGAAACGCCGCGCAACAGTGACAATTACGACGAAATGAACATCATGCTTTCGTTGATTAGTCACTACGAGCAGAATCTTGGTTTTTATAAGGTTCATCTTGATGCGGCACCGACCGATGAAGCGTCGGCCAAGACGTTGCTCAAGTCGTTGCGCGCGACCGCGGGGCGTATGCGTTTCCCGAGCACACAGTATAATGCTCTTAATGTTAACGATATTCCGGCGTATGCTAACCCTCAGCAGATGGTGTTGCTTATCGAGCCGGAATATCTCGCATCGCTTGATGTTGACGGTTTGTCGGCGGTGTTTCAATTGGATAAGGCCGACGTGCCGTATCGTATTATTCAGGTGCCGAGCCTTGGTATTCCAGGCGCGGTGGCATTGCTTGTGTCTACTGATTGGTATCAGGTGCGCGATACTCTTTATGGCACTACCCAGTTCTATAACCCGCAGACGCTTACCAACACAATGTATCTGAACCACTGGGGTATCTATGGCGTGTCTCCGTTCACGCCATGTGCGCTGTTCACTACCGATGCCGGTACTTCCGTCAAGCTCGTCACGCAGACCGTGACGAGCTTCACGCTGACCTCGGCGACCGATACCGTTGCGGCGGGCGATGTGCTTCAGCTCACGCCGAAGCTCATCGCCACCGTCACGCCGACGGGCACCGCCATCGAGGTTGCGCCGAACGCCGCGACTTATGAGGTTTCGGCCACGCACGCCGCCGCGGACGAAACCGCCGGCGCGGCGTTCGATCTGAACGTGAATACCTTCGTGGACGATCAGGCGCGCTTGCATGTCCAGCGCGACGGCCTTGTAAAGGGTGATGTTATCAAGGTGACGGGCACCGCGACATACATTGACCCTAACGACAAAACCACGAAACACACGGCCACTTGCACGTTCACCGTCGCATAGACTGCGAAACGCGCATGTTAGAATCGGGGATACCGGAAAAAACCGGTATCCCCGATTTTATGTGAAAGAGGTACATAAAAATGAAATTCCCGCACTTGGACGGTGCGACACCGTTCCCCGGGGCCGATGCGCACGTATACGAGCAATACACCAATGTCTACGACTATCACATGTGGACACCGAACACCAAGATCAAGCTGTGCCGTGTGAAGTGGCGCGACGATGGCCGCGATGCGGTGAAATTCAGGGACGATGATGCGCGTGATGCGTGGTTCGACGCATTGGATGGGGAAGCCGTGACGCTCGATACCAGCATGTATATCGCACGTGCCGACACAGACGGCGTGAAGATACCCGTGCCGTACATGACCGCGCAACGCTATAACTACCTTGTAGTGGACTTCAGCGCGGATATCATGCGATCACCCTTACAACAGATGGATTGTCAGACTCGTTATCACTATTTCGTCACGCGCATCACGGCGGAAGCACCGAACACCACCACACTCGTATTGCAACGCGATGTATGGATGGACTACATAAACACGACCACGATAAACGGTTTGCTATTGACACGTGGTCACGCACCGCTCACTGAGACGACACCGGCGAAACTTTTGGCGAACCCACGCGCGAAATGCCGCGATTTTACGTTGCCCGACGTCGATTATGGCAACGCGGCGTCGAATATCAGGAAAAGCACGCCGTACAATCTGCAAAACGGTGCAAGATACATCTGTTTGGCCGCAACGTTTTCACCCGATCAACTGCAAGCCATGAGTGGTGTGCGCGGTACGAACATCACGGACAGCGACCCGACATACACCAACAATGATGGAACGGTTGACGGTTTCGCGTGGGGTGCCGGAAACGTTTCCACGTCAAACGTCACCGGCGCGGGCACCGCCTATAATTCCGTCGATAATCTCACCGCAAGCAACGTGACCATGTACGCGCTCGAATCGTCCAAGATATCGGGCGATTATTTCGACATGCTTTTTACGTATTATCCACACATCATGTCGCAGATTACAGCGGTTTTCGTCGCCACCGCGAACATGATGCGACTTGGCAACACCGTCAGTGTGAACGGCGTTGAATGGCATACGGTCAGCGGAACGCGAACGAAGCTAGCTAATATCGATTTAACTACGGATGATTTTGGATACACCACCGAATACGCTCGAATAACACGTTTGTATCTTGCGCCCTATGCGCATTTGGAGATCAGCGACAATATCGGCAATAAAACACGTGTCGAAATAGCGGACTGCGGGCACCTCTCGGTGCAATCGGTCACATCACTCAGCTATCCGATATTGCGGCAAATCGCATGGCTTGACGGTATCGGCGCCGACGGTGATACGTCCATTAGTATTAACGCAATCAACGGCGCTAATGTCACCGCCGACGTGCCGAATGCTGACGCGCTCAAAACGCTTATATCGCACGACATACCAACCTACGCGCTACAACGTCGCGCGATCGATGCGCACCGCGCGGAAGCATATAATCGAGAGGTTGCACAAGCACGTGAAAACGCCATCATATCGTATGAAAACGGCGCACGTTCGACTAATGTGTCATTGTCCAACACCAGGCGAAGCAACACGAACAACATCGCTAACACGAATCTATCAAACGCGCTCAATTCCACCGTTACGGACAATTCCAACAAAGCGTCTAACGAAATCTACAAAACAAACACGACACAGCAGAATCTTTTACTCACCGCGTCCAATAGCAAAATAGACGAGATGAACACGGCTACTCTCGATTTAACGTCAAATCTTGTGAACACGGAAATAACGGCAAGCGCGATCGGCACCGTCACCGCCGCGATAGGCGCTATAGGCACGGCGGCGACCGGTATAGCGGTTACGGCGGCGACGGGTGGCGCGGCGGCACCGATGGTTGCGGCGGGACTCGGCGCGGCGGGAAGCATTGGCTTATCAGGCGCAAGCTTCGCCACCGGCGCATCCAAGACGGCGGCGGAAGCCGGTTACAAACAGACGTACAACGACGCGGCCGCGTATGCCGCGAAGAAATACAACGGCCAGGCGAACAGCGTCAGTATCGCCATGGCGGGCACACAACTCACACAATCCACAACGCTTAACACAAACAATACAAACGCGAGCAACGCCACGAACACTAGTATTGCGGCCAACAATGCGAACACGTCGAACGCGAACGCGGCGGCGTCGCGCGATCAGACGATCGACAACGCCAAACGCATCATGCTGAACACACGTTCAAATACTAATGCCGCATGGCGTGACTTGCTCAACCACGCCGCGCAACCGGTGGGCGCGTATGGCGGCGACAATTTCAAACAAGCTACAGGGCTTGACACACTGACCGTTAAAGTCGTCACCGAAGACAACGGCGCGATAGCGGCGGCAGGTGACTACATGTTGCGCTACGGGATCGCAAGCAACAAACTGTACAACAAACCGAATCTCACACCCTGCAATCACTTTACGTATTGGCAAGCGGGTGACGTGTGGCTAACCAACACTCTCGCCGGAAACGACGCGCTCGATACGATACGGGAGCGATTGACCGACGGTGTTACAATTTGGAATGACCCCGAAGAAATCGGCGGCGATTATCTCACCGCTAATCTCAATCAGTAAAAGGAAAAGACATGGGACGCAAACGAACCCACAAGCAACCCCCGACACGTGCGGGACTAGGCGAAAAAGGTTTGCCGGTGTGGCAACAGTCGCAACAGATCAATTCGCAAGCGTATTTTACGGCATATTCACAAATGCTCAATATCGCGTTATCGCGCTTCAAATGGCTTAACTTACCGAAGACGTGCAACGCGTGGTTTCTCGAATACAATCTGTTGTACTACGGTTATGCCACTATCGCATACCCACACAGTAAGCCAGGCGTGTTCTTCTCCACGCAAGCCGTCGTCAACTCTAATTTCAACGTCTATTATCGTCCGAAAAAATGGACTTCATACGGTATTAACGGATGGCATTTCGACGTGGACAATTCTAACGGTGTATTCATCTACGCCAACAAGGCGCGCACACCATTGGTGCCAACGCTCGAATTCTTCGCGCATGAGATAGAAGACTTGTACATGACGCGCCGTCAGAATCGTTTCCATCAAAAAACACCGTTTATTCTTGAGGTTCCCGCGGGTCAGCAAACGGCGGGTGTAAACGTGGTTAAACAGATATCGGGCGGTGAAATGGCGATCATGGCGACTCCCGGTTTTACCGATAGCATGAAGGCGCAAGTGTTAAAAACAGGTGTCGAGTATATCGGTATGGAATTGCAGAACGACATTCAAAACACTTGGAACGCCTTCTATCAAGCGTTAGGCATCAAGAATCTACCCATGAAGATGGAACGTCAGACAGCGGACGAAATAAACGACTACGGCGAGCCAACCGATCTTCGCGCGCTGTCCGAGCTTGAGGAACGTCGCGCCGCGTGTGACGTACTCAACACCCGTTTCGCAAAATACCTGGACAAGCCTATAGAGGTGGTGTGGAATCAGGACAATATCAGCAAGAACTACGATTACATGACGAATCTTCAAGAACAGGAAGAGAGCGACAATGGCACCATATGACACGATACCGGCATACGAGCCAAGCGAACCGTACGACGATTTTCACGCCGTCGCTACAATCACGCTGGGTGAACTGCTCACCGGTGGCGGTGTTGACTGGACACAGCCGGAATGGTCGTGGCGCGACGATGCCTACAATGATGCGCAGTATGCGCGTTGTTGTCGCAAGATAGAAAACCGTTATTATGATCGTGAATTAGGCGTAATGCCGCCGAGCAGATGGCGAAGACACCTCATGCGCCTAATCAGCGAATTTATGCCGGTGCTGAAACCGCTCTACGATCTTGCGGACGGCAACCCCGGCATGTTCCTGGCGGACGCCGACACGTGGCACAAGATGCGTGTCATATTCTCGGACTTTCCGGCCACGCAATTGCAACCGAGTCAGGATTACGCAAGCAATGCCACCGATACGCAATATGAAACCATTGTCAATGGCAATTACATAGACAAGATAAAGGCGATACGGCAAGGTGACTACGTGGATATCGATGTGCTACTATTGGAGCACCTAGAGGAATGCTTCAGCCCCTTGTGGACGGTGAGCATAAACAACTATTAGAAAGATAAACACATGTTCTCACTTCCCTTGTACAGCGTATGGCCGTATACGCCGGTCATACCCGCGTTCTACTGGAATGCCAAAAGCACCGAAGAGATAATAAAATATCTAGCGTGCGAATACGACCATATCACCGCATATTTCGACAAGATCGCCACCGATATAAACAACACGCTAGCCGACTATGATACGCGCATAAAAAACATCGAATCGCGCATAAACGACTACGCGATAGCCATAACACAAATACAAGAACAGATAGAACACATAGGAAACACACAGCTAGTGTGGAACGTCACAAAGGGTGAATATACGGATAGCAAAACCGCGCTTCGTGATTTGTACCGCGAACTAGCGGTGTATGGCGCGCGTGTCACGCAAATAACCGATATCAACGCCGGTGAACTCGCCGAACACCGAACCGACGAAACGGCCGCAATCGGCAACCTTACCATATTCGACGATACCACGCCACGTGTCACTAATCCAACAACCGGTGAACAATATCCACCGTTAGCATGAAAGGGTAAATCATGGGTAACACCACAAATTACGCACTGGAAAAATACGAGGCGGGAAATGCCGCAAATCTTCTTGACCAATATAACGGGTCAATGGATAAAATTGACGCCGCAATAAAAAGCGTCAGCGATAAAGCGGACTTAGCATTAAACAACAACGTACTGCCGGAGGGACTAGCCGTATTCATCGATGCGCTAGGGTTGACCGGAACTAACGCGCAAACACTTGGCACAACACTCAATCACATATTAAACCGCACCGGCACTGAAAAATTCACCGTCGCAGACCTTGGCGCCCTCAAAAAAACCGCAGAGGGCTATCCAATTCCACCAACCAAGTAAAGGCGTACACTCATGGCATCACAAACACCGTTTTATCACTTGCCCCTATACGAAACCGGCGACCTAGCCGATCTACGCGACGGCTACAATGCGGCAATGCGCACACTAGATCGCATCATTCACCAACTAAAAGTGCAGGAAGAAATAAACCACCCTACAAACCTCCGAAAGGACAACTAACATGACCGACTACACAACCAACTTCAATCTCGAAAAATATCAAAACGGCGACGCGGCCAACCTCAACGATCAATATAACGCGTCAATGGATATTATTGACGATAATTTATACAAAATCAACAGTAACACAAATACCGCGGGCGGTAAAGCGGCTCAAGCTTTAGAAACAGCACAAAGCAACAACAAAAATCTAACCGCGTTAGGCGTGACCGACACCAAAACCGCCACCACGCTTAAAAACAAAATAGACAACACTAACACAACCGCAAACAATGCACTGAACTTAGCGCAAACCAATGAAGCGGCCGTTACCGCGATAAATACAGACCTAACCGCGATAAATACAGACCTAACCGCAATAAATGCAAACCTAACCGCACTACACGCGAACAACGTTAGCAATGCAACCAATCTATACAACACCGTGCAAAAAATAGATGGCATATATTCAAACATCGAATTAAAACGAAAAACATACACAAACATCGCAATTATAGGCGACTCGATTAGCTACGGAACCGGCGCATCAAGCATAGCAATGTCATGGGCAAACCAATTCAAATCATACATAGGCGCGGACACCGTACAAAACATGGCACAAAACAACGCGGGCTATGTAAATGAACCAACGTTTCTATCACAATTGCAAGCAGTAAACAACAAAGCAAAAATAACACACATAATAATCGCGGGCGGCGCAAACGACAAACTACAAACAACAACCAGCATTACAAACGCAGTCAAGAACACACTACAATACGCGCTCAATAATTTTCCAAACGCGGAAATATATGTCGCTCCCGTCGTCCTAGGCGTACAAGGAATGTTCAGATACCACGCAAACATACCGCAAACACTAAACGCGATCGAGGCAGGAATAGCGCAAACACCAAACGTACATGAAATACAATATGCGTGGGAATGGCTCAACGGACGCGAGGACTGGGCATCAACTAGCAATGCTTCAATGGATCCGATACACCCAAACGACACCGGACAAAAACAATTGCTACAACTGTTTGCAGAAGCACTATTCACCCGAAACGGCATACACAACAACTGGAAAACGAACGTATCAGGCACAGCCAACCACGGCCAAATAGTACACAGCGAATCAGTATGCAATAACGGAATATACACATTTAATTGCCAATTCAAAGTAGTCAACAACCACACGGCATACGCCGGAATACTCGCCACATGCTACGGCCTATCAACAGTAAACAACTACTACATAAGCTCAAACTACCATACTAGCACACTATACGCGTCAACCAACTCCGAACACCGAGGTATAATAGCATGCACAACCGCAATACCAAACGACACAGAAATATACTGCACAACAACACACAGCATTAGCGCATAAAAACAATAAATTAATATAATAGCCGGTTGACAATAATGTCAACCGGCTTATTTTTATATCAATCACCATTATCAACCGAAATAACATATTTACGACAACGACAACCCTTTTTAGACAAACACCGCTCGGTTTCAACGTAATCATAATCGTAGCTTAACGAACAGTAGTCGTAAGCACATCTTCGATGCAAACTTTGTACCAAGTGGCCTCTTCAAGTTCGATAACATAAGCATTAAACTTAATCATTTTATTTTTCCTTTCATCGAAACCGATACCCCAATAATACCACACCACAAAAACACGACACGCTACAACCGCACCACTTCACCGTGCTCACTTCCGCGTACCACACCACACAACACATGTCAA